TAATCATAAGTGTGTCTGATATAGTATTTAACAAGATTTATGTATTTGAAAATGTAGATGAAAGTAATTCATTAATCTGTACATATAATGTTGAGAAAACTAAAGACTTTATTCAGAATAGCAAGACAATGGCGATTCATCGCAAGAAAGAGACTAACACACTATACACAATTAATGCTCTTAATGAAGCAATACGTGAAAATAATGGAGGTATGTTAGACAAATCATTTCCAATAGACTGGAACTTATATCAAAATAGTCTACTGTTAACTAATGATCAGGGTCTTAATATTGTCAAAACAAAACTTTATAAAATTATTAATTGCTAATATTTATTTAAGATTAGATTAACTTAAGGAAAAAATTATGAAATTTAGAAAAAATACAAGAAAGCTGGATTAAGAAGAACTTCTAGTGGATGATAATACAAAACGAGACATAAAAGATTTAATGGACGAATTTGCTACTATGGGAAGAAAATTTTCTAGATTAGCACATGCCGTATCTACATCAGAATCCAAAGTAGTTAATAGACAATTCGGAAAAACAGTAGCAGCATATCAAGCTTTTTTTGGTGAACTTAAAAAGCTATTTAAACAAATTAACTAATCGGGCAAATGTAACTAGCAAACCCTTGGACTAGTATAACAAATTAAAAACTAAGTTTACCCCTCCCTAAACCCTGGTATAAGATAAAATACTGGGGTTTTTAAGCAAAAAAAAGAACATTTTCAAGTTTTACTTATATATATATTTATGAAGCAAATAACAAATAACAAATAACAAATGGAGAAATAGTTATGGACATTAGTGTCATAAAAAACAAACTCAATCAGTTACAACAAACAAACAATAGAACATCATCACTTTGGAAACCAGGACCAGGCAACACTCAAGTTAGAATTGTCCCTTACAAATTCAATAAGGATAACCCATTTATTGAATTGTACTTTCATTATGATATGGGAGATAAGCATTATCTATCACCAGTATCATTTGGTCGTCCTGACCCAATTGAAGAATTTGCAGTTAAGCTAAAGACTTCAGGGAACAAAGAAGACTATAAGTTAGGAAGAAAGATCGAAGCCAAAATGCGCACATACGCCCCTGTTATTGTACGAGGTGAAGAACATGAAGGTGTTAAGTTCTGGGGATTTGGTAAAATGGTTTATCAAGAGCTACTTTCAGTTATTTCAGATCCTGACTATGGTGACATTACTGATCCAGTAAAAGGACGTGATATTGTTGTTGAATTCAAAACAAGTGAAGAAACAGGAAGAGCATTTCCAAGTACAACTATTCGTGTCAAGCCAAACCAGACAGCATTGACGGAGAATCCTGACGTGATGAAAGTTGTGAAAGATACTCAAAAGAAAATTACTGATATTTATCAGGAAATGAGTTATGAGGATTTGCAAGGTGCACTTGAAACTTGGTTATCACAAGACAATGAAGTAAAGGATGAGCAAACAACAGATCCAACCAAGAATGTAGTTAAAGCTACTGAGACAGAAGATGTTTCAAAAGCCTTTGACGATCTATTCAATAACTAAATAACACAACAGGAGGTTTTATGAGCGATAGACGCGATGTCTTAGCTAACGATTTAGCTGAAAGTCTAAATTCTAAAATAAAAGGGCAAAAAGTAGCATTCTTTTTAGATGGAACTGATCATACACCTACTGACATTGACGATTTTATATCGACAGGATCTGCCCTTTTAGATCTGTCGATATCGAATCGTCCCAATGGTGGAATTGCTGTGGGAAGAATAACAGAGATTAATGGATTATCCTCAACGGGTAAGTCATTACTTGGTGCCCACATACTTTCAGAGACACAGAAAAAAGGTGGAATTGCGGTATACATTGATACAGAAACATCAGTAAGCAGAGAGTTTTTGCAAGCAATTGGTGCAGATGTAAGTAATATTCTTTATTTGCATTTAGAAACTGTGGAAGATATATTTCAAGCTATTGAAGACATAGTTATTAAGGTTAGGGAAACAGATAAGGATAAATACGTTACAATACTCATTGATAGTTTAGCTGCAGCATCCACAAAATTAGAAATGTCATCAGACTATGACAAAGATGGTTGGTCAACTGGGAAGGCAATAATCATATCAAAAGCAATGAGAAAGCTTACTCAAATGATTGGTAGACATAAGATAACATTAGTATTTACCCAACAATTAAGACAAAAGCTTGGTGTCATGTTCGGTGACCAGTATACTACTAGTGGAGGATTAGCTTTACCCTTTCATTCATCAACCCGTATTCGATTAAAAAATATGGGAATGATTAAAGACAAAGATACAAACGTAATTGGTGTAAAGTGTAGAGCACAAATTATTAAAAACAGACTTGGGCCACCAATGAGAGTATCAGATTTTGATATGTATTTTGACAGAGGTCTTGATGATGCAGGCAGTTGGCTTCAAACATTGAAAGATATTAAAGTTGCTACGATTAAAGGCGCATGGTATACAATTAATTTCAATGGTGAAGAGATTAAGTTTCTTTCTAAGGACTTTAAGGCATTACTTGAAGACCGAGATGGTTTAAAGGACTATCTATATAAAAAGATTTGTGATGAAACAATATTGGCTTATGAAGATAGACGAGGAATTGACGATGTAGAATTCACAGATGAAATCATGAATGAAGATGCGTAAACGTTATCAGGAAATCTTATCACAACTAAAAAAAGGTGTGTATGATAAGAACAATCTCAATGACAATGTTCTAATAATTGATGGATTAAATAATTTTATTAGAGCATGGGCAGCATCACCTGCAACTAATGCAGATGGACAACACATTGGGGGAATCGTCGGATTCTTACAAACAATTGCTTTAGCAATAAGAACAGTTCAACCTACAAGGTGTATAATCACGTTTGATGGAAAGGGTGGCTCTGTTAAAAGAAGAAAAATATTCCCTGATTATAAGGGTCAACGTAAACCAATTAAAAGGCCCAACAGAATAGAAGGTCTATCTGATGAAAATGAATCAGAGAATATGAGACACCAGCTTGAAAGATTAGTTACATACTTAAAGTATCTACCAGTAACAGTACTTTCTATAGAAAATATTGAAGCAGATGATACAATTGCATACATAACTAATCAAGTACTAAACAAATCTAAAGTTACAATTATGAGTACTGATAAAGATTTCTATCAGATGGCAAGTGATAGAGTCCAAGTTTGGTCTCCTACAAAAAAAGTAATGCTCACAAAGGAAAGACTAGAAGAAGATTTCGAAATCTTAACAGAGAATTTTGTCTACTATAGAATAATAGATGGAGATAAATCTGACAACATTAATGGTATCAAGGGTATGGGATTGAAAACTATAAGAAAGAAGTTCCCATTTCTAAGCAATAATCCAGTAAGTGACTTTGATGAGTTCATGAACGTTACACAACTCACAGAACATAAAGAACTACTAGAGAGAAACTATAAATTAATGCAACTTAAAGACGTTGATATTCCTGGAAGCACAAAACTACTAATCCAGGATATTGTTAGTAATAGCACAAATCGTTTAGTAAAATATAAGTTACATTCAATGTTTCTAGAGGATACAATCAATCAAGCAATAAGAAATCCTGATGTTTGGTTACAATCAAGTTTTAATAAACTGGAATTGATATTAGAAAATGACTCCAATAAATGATACATTAACAAAATATGGGTCGGTATTTCAAACAAAAATAATAACATGCCTACTAACAGATCAACAATTTGCAGTAACAATATATGATCTAGTTCAACCAGAACTGCTAGATACTGAAGCCAAACAATGGCTTGTGAGGCAGATTAAAGCATACTATTATGAATACAAAGTTACGCCTACATTAGCTGCTTTAAAAATCAAAGTAAACGAAGTTTCAACACAGTTACTAAGAGACTCTATCATTGATGAATTAAGAGAAGTTACTAAAAACATTGAAGCACCTGATTTAGAATTTGTTAAGAATGAGACACTAACCTTTGCTAAAAACCAACAACTAAAAGCAGCAATTATTAAATCTGTAGATCTACTACAGATGGGAGAGTACGATGAGATAAAAAGGATCGTTGATGATGCTATGCGTGCTGGAACACATAGAGATATTGGCTTAGAATACATAAAAGAATTTGACTCTATTTTAGAAAACATTAATAGAGAGACTATTGCAACAACATGGGAACCAATTGATACTATCATGGACGGTGGTCTAGCAGGTGGTGAGATGGGTGTTGTTGTTGCACCTTCTGGTATCGGAAA